AGAAAAACAGAATGAGGCTAACGAAGCCCTCAAAAGGTTTAAATTTGTCCTATATGGCGGGGCTATGGGAGGAGGCAAAAGCTATTGGTTGCGCTGGGAGCTGGTAAAACTATTACTCTACTATTTCCATAAATACAAAATCAGAAATGTTGCGGTTGGTTTGTTCTGTGAAGACTATCCGGCGTTAAAAGATAGACACTTAAACAAGATTAAGTTTGAGTTTCCGGCTTGGCTGGGAGATTATTATGCGCAAGACCATAACTTCGTTTTAAAAGAAGATTATGGCGGTGGAATAATTTGTTTTCGTAATTTAGATGATGTCTCAAAATATCAATCAGCAGAGTTTGCCGCAGAGGCTGTTGATGAACTAACAAAAAATACAAAAGATGTATTTGATTTTTTACGAACTCGTTTAAGATGGCCAGGGATAGAAGACACAAAGTTTATAGCGGGAACTAATCCGGGAGGAATCGGACATGCTTGGGTGAAGGATATGTGGCTTAGTCATATCTTCGATAACAATGAGCAGGAAAAGGATAAATTTTATTTCATTCAGGCAAGAGCAACCGATAATCCTCATCTCTCGCAAAGTTATTACACGACCCTTGAGAGTTTACCGGAACAATTAAGGAAAGCTTTCTTAGAGGGAGATTGGGATTTATTTAAGGGGCAATATTTCAGTGAATGGAGAAAAGATATACACGTTGTTGAACCATTTAAAATTCCTTATGAGTGGAAGAAAATAGTTTGTATTGATTACGGGTTTGCCAGCCCTTCGGCAGTTTATTGGTGCGCTATTTCTCCGGAAGGATATTTCTATGTTTACAGAGAACTTTACGAGGCGCAACTTACGGCCTCGTCTTTGGCTGACAGGATTATCGCAATGACAACCGATAGCGAAAATATAAGGTATTGGGTTGCTGATCCTTCGATATGGAGCAGAAGGGGAGAGTCCGGGTTAAGCGTGGCCGAAACAATGAAAAACACATATAGGGACAAAAAAAGAATGGCTTTGGATCTTGTGCAAGGAAACAACGACAGAATAAACGGTTGGAGAATGGTGCGAGAGTATTTAAAACTTTTTATGGTTGGAGATAAAAAAATGGCGAAGTTGCAAGTATTTAATACTTGTTATGAATTTATCAGAACCTTCCCAACATTAGTTTATGACGCTATAAAAATCGAGGATTGCGATTCAGACGGAGACGACCATGCCGCAGACTCGGTGAGATACGGAATAATGACTAATCCGGCGCCCACAGTAATCGATCCAATGTGGCTGAAACAAAAATTATTCAATCAAAGACAGAGGAAAAACAGGGAGCGCAATAAACCAAAGAAACGAGGATTTTATAGAATGGTTGGATAACAAAATAGTATTTTGGTTAAATATAATTAAAAAAAGGTCTACCGCTATGAATGAGCAACAATAAAAAGCCAGTAAAAATAATTATTCAGCATTCCAAAGAAGTTGTAAACTTCGCAGATTTTATAAACGAAGTTATAGACTTTGAGGATGAAAGCGAGAGACCAGAGGATAAACAAACGTCCCCCCGAAAATTAGGGTAGATTTTATACGGAAGAATTAGAAATAAACAATCGGACGTTTGTTTGCTACCGAACCAACAAAAAAGCCCTGCATCGAAGAGAGCTTCTAAAAATACTGAGATTTATTTTACTTCACGCTTATCGATAAAATTCTTCAAATCTTTTTCTTCTATGCGAAACACTCGGGGAGTAATCTTAATGGCTTTCAACTTTCCAGATTTAATCCAGCGATAAACAGTAAAAACAGAAACTTTGAGTTTTTTTGAAACCTGATCCGGAGTTAAAAGATTGTCTAAGGGGTTTACCATTATTCAATGTTATTTTTTATTAGCAGTAAAGTCAATAATGTCAACACGAGTTGACATACACTCCTGATGTTTGGTAATATGAAATAAAGAGATAAAAATTAGAGATTATAAAATATAAAATCAAATGAAAAAATGTGTCCTCTATATGAGGGTTTCTAAAAATGACGAGAGCCAAACTCCAGAGAATCAGAAAAAGCCATTAAAGAAGTTGGCTGAGTCGTTGGAGTTAGAAATCATAGAAGAATATACAGATATGGCATCGGGTGGAAATTCAAATAGGCCTCAATTTCAGCGAATGCTAAAAAATGCTAAGGACAGAAAATTTGATATTATACTTGTTTGGTCGTTGGACAGGTTTTCAAGAGAGGGGATTAGCAACACGTTGGGTTATTTAGAAAAATTAGGAAATAGCGGTGTTGCGCTAAAGTCTTTGCAGGAAAGTTGGCTGGATACGTCTGACCAAGGAATGGGTAAATTATTAATCGCTATTATGTCTTGGGTTGCTCAACAGGAAAGACAACGAATTTCTGAAAGGACAAAAGCCGGGCTTATGAGAGCAAAAGCGGACGGTAAATTATTAGGGAGGCCAAGCGGGGCAAAAGACAAAGGTCGAAGAAAAAAGTCGGGCTATTTATTAAGATGGCAAAATAAAAAAGTTTTAGTTTGATATATGAGAAGAATTGCCCTCTATTGCAGGGTTTCAACAGACAATCAAGAAAAAGCCGAGACGATTGATAATCAACTGAGAGACTTATACAAGGTTTACAACAAAGCCGACGTTGTTAAAGTATATAAGGATAATCCTGGTTCCGGTGCAGACCCGGATAGGGCGGGGCTTTGGGAGATGAGAAAAGATGCGCAAAAGAAAATGTTTGATATTATTGGACTTTGGGCAAGTGATAGATTGGCAAGAGACGTTAAGTTGTCGCTTATTTTACGAGACGAATTTAATGATCTCGGTGTTGGCATTGAAATTATGGGTAAAGAAAGAGATGATTCGGACTCGGGCAAGCTGCTAAGCATTATAGAAGCGGCAGTAGACGAAATGGAAAGAAACAGAATAAAAAGAAGATTTATCTCGGGAAGGGATAGAAGAATGGCCGAAGGGAAATTGATTGGTTGCTATCCACCTTATGGTTATGACCACGTAAGAAGAGATAAGGAAAAGGGGACTGATGCGTATTTTAAAGTCAACGAGAAAGAAGCGCGAATGATTAAGAATATATTTAAGTGGTATCTGGAATTAGAAAGTATATTTTTGGTTACCAAGAAGCTGAAAACAAAAGGAATAAAAACAAGGGGTAAGAATAAAACTGGTGAGCCAAACTTTTTCTTTTGCTCAACGGTGAGCAGAATTTTAAGAAGGGAGACATATATCGGCAATCACTATTTTGGCAAATCATCTCCTTGTGTTGCAAAGTTTCACATTAGTAAAATAAGAAAGCACAGATTCACTGGGAGATGTAGAAATCCAAGAGCGGATTGGAAGCTGATAAAGGTTCCTACGATTATAGACGAAATAACTTTTAATAGGGTTCAGGCGATTTTAGCTAAAAGAGCTCAACGCCGGGCCAGAAAATCTATGTATCAATTTTTATGCACGGGGTTAGTTAGATGCGTTAGGTGCCATAGGCTTTACGGAGGTAAAAATCAACGCGATAGCAGAAGAGACAAGGATTTCTTCCTTTACAGGTGTCCTCAAGCGCATACTGCAAGTTTCAATGAGCCAGATTGTCGGGCAAGGACAATGTCGGCTCAGAAATTAGATAATGCGGTCTGGGTTTATGTGTCTGAATTAATAAGGGATAAGGACAGAATAAACAATAACCTCGCGCTTACTAAAAAGAAAAGAGAAAGCGAAAAAGTATCTAACCAGAAAATCTATGAAGAATTATTGGTAGAAAGAAAAGAGCTAAAAATGAAAAAGAGTAGACTATTTGAGCTATATTCTGATGAGGGTCTTTCAAAAGAAGATTTGAAAATTAAAATTGGGGAGTTTGATTTACGAGAAAAAAGTATTGAAGAACAGATAGTGGTAAAGAAGAGGGAATTGGAGGGTATTGAAAATATGGATGCCATAGAGAAAGAACTTGAAAGAATCTGCCAGATTTACAGAAAGAGGTTGAACAAGGCGTCATTTGAATTAAAGAAGCAT